TCACCAACCGCACGAACCATCTGTAGAGGAACGTATGGACAATAGAACAAGCCAGCATCAAAAGCGCTCGACCCTTTATAACCAAGCGTAGCATACTGCTTACCAGACGAACTGGCAAAGTATGGATCGATGTAGACCTTAATCCGGCCATTCATTACACCAGCAAAAGTATTACCAGTATCATCGACAGTAAGGTTATTGGACAGAGCAGGAGTATAATCGAGAACACCTGCCATCTGAAGAGCAGAAGCAACATCAGAGCCGCAAAGCATGACGTTCCCTTTACCCCTACGAGTTGCTTTCGCAATCTGATTAGCTTCACGTTCAATCTGGAAGATTAATCCCTTCCAACGCTCAACCGACCAACGACCATTAGCATCTGTGTCAAGATCAAATGTACCAGCAGTGGTAACATTCTCCTGAGCACCAGCAGTCGCTGTATAGTTAATTGTGCGAATAACCTCTCGGTTAATTTCAGCTAAAATCTCAGCAGATAGAATATTGGCCAGTTCCGTCTCAGCATCCAAACCATGGATAGCTTTGAGGTCCTGAGCAAGTTCCATCGTATACTCAGCTTTAAGCGCACGACTAACTGCGGTAACAGAAACTTTTTCAACGCTGAATGCCATCTCCTGGAAAGCGTTGACCGATGCATCACCTAATGCTTCAGCATTAGCTGTTGACATACCCTGTTCAACTGTGTAGCCAGAACCGGAAGCACGATCCGTCGGATCGTTACCAGTTGCAGCCGTACCAGCTGAACCATCAACTGTACCCAACGAAGCAGTATTACCACTAGCCGAAGCAGCGTGGGAAGTATTAGCTTCATTGAATAGAGCTTCATCACCTGATTGACTAGTGTAGCGTGAACGCAACGCAAAGATAAGCCCAGTCGGACCAGTCATTGGCTGCACACCACAAACGTCATAGGCAATGAGGTTTGGCATTGAACGGCGAACCAGTGAGATTAGCACTGGATCAAAAATATCGACGGAACCATCGCCTGCCGTTGAACTTGAAGCGCCCATAGCATTTGTAGGAGCGGCCTCACCCAACAGCGTAGGCATCTGGTACCCTCCGGAACCAACAGCCTGCTCACGAGCAGAAATCTCTTGGTTTTCTAAGAGAGTGGCAATAACTGACCGACGATGCGCATCCTTAATCTCGGGTAGAGCAGGATGATCAAGCACTGGCTGCCACTTCTTTTGTAGGTCTTCAGAAACATACATTTGGTTATCTCCTTATAACTTTATTTTATCAGCCTATTACATAACATATTTATAATATTAATTTTTTACAGTCCTTGAAATGGCATTTAAGTATACTGCCATTGCACCTGTAGTCTTACTCTCTTCTTCATCCAATTCCACCTGTCCATCATCAGACTCAATGACCGAAGTTAATGGTTTTTCGCCATCTCTAGCAAAATAACTTTCTTTGATTATAGAGAGTTTCTCTTCATAGCTTTCGCTATTTTCATAATCTATACCGGAAGCTAAAGAACGAAGCTTCTCAACTTCAGTATCAGCCATGTCTGATGTGACATTGCGAATAACACTATCTTTGTCGGACTCGCTAATAGTCTTTGAAAGCTCTACATTCTTTTCAATCTCCTTGTTGAGATCTCCTTCGAGCTCTTCGACCTTCTGAGCCAATTCTTCTACGACATCAACCTTATCTTCTGGGATGTCAATGTAATGCTCAGCAAACAAATTATGCAACCCGCGGAGGAAATCTTCTGTAAGCTCCGACTTGAGACCACGCTCAATAGCTACTTCATTCTCCTTGGTCCACTCTTCTACGACATAATCGAGATAGGAGTCAACCTTCTGTTGCATATCATTTTCTATAGCTAGCTTCTCTGCTTCAATTTCTGCATCCAAGTCTGTTGTAATAACAGAAAGATGCTCGTTGACCTTGCTTACAACAGCAGCTTCAAAAATTGTAGTTGCCTTTGTTTTGAAATCCTCTGTTAAGTCTTCATCCTTGAACAAAGCACTAATATCAGCTGATAAATCAATATCGCTTGATTCGATTTGAGGAACTTCACGAATATTAATTTTGTCCTCATCGTCTGCAGGATCTGACTCTGATTCGTCATCTTCTGTCATCATCCTACTATGCATAGCAAGCAAATCTTCTTTCTTCATTGAATGAAGTTTTGTCATCATAGCATTGATAGCTGCAACTTTTGTCTTAGGAGGAGATGATCCAGGTGTTACAACCTGTGTCTTTTCTCCGGCATCCTTTGAGCCCTTCAGCTTTTTAGCTTTACCAGACGTAGGTTCCGGAACCTCAGAAGGATCGCCGAAGCTAGCTTTAAACTCATCTAACTCTTCAGTTTCCTCAACTTTATCAACATCAGTCTCGTCTACCATAACTTCTGGTCCCTGAGTGTCGGACATATGATTTCTCCTTACTTAATAAATCTATGTTTGTGTGCTCTTCATCTACGTTTTATTTATAAAACTCACAACTTTGAAATAAAATCTTTAAATACATCTAGCTTAACAGACTCTAAATTTGCCCTAGATGCACGTTTAATAGCTCTCTGATGGATAGCTACATCTTGCTCTTTTAGTATACCGTTGTCCCAAACCCATTCAACACCCTCCATTACGCCATTAACATAAGCATCAGGAGCAGATGGATCTGCAACAATGTCAGCTGCTGTAGCTAAAAAAAAGTCTTTTTGCACTTCTGAAGTACCGTTTGGTAGTGGCTTTAATGTTCCCATTCCACGAGAAGATACTCCAAGAGATGCTCCTTCGTCCATGAGATTCTTAACTATATTACCATAGGGAGTGTCCATAATCTTTGCACGACCCATAAAATTATTGCCATCCTGCTTGAGCTCTTTAATCATATGAGACACTCGTTCAAGATTAATTGTTGGACCGGATGGGTGTCCTAATTCACCATAGGCTCTATTCTTATCGATATACTCTTTATTGTATCGTTTAGTCTCTTTAGCTAGAATTGAACAAGGGTATTGTCTGTTGTTCTTGTTTACAACATCACCTTGCATGAAAACACCTTCCAGAAAATAATTCTTCTTACCATCTTTTGCATCCTCGATGATAAAATTACATCCCTCTTCAATTACCTCTGTGATTAGTTTCATCTTTATTCTCCGCTCTGCTTATGGAGTTTCAAAATAAGCCTACCAGATCCACCAGAAAGAGTAAAGAATGTATTAGCTACACTATCGCCTCCAGACTCAAGGCGTAGTCCAGTATCTTTAAATTTATGATGACCACTATGACCATAGCAAATGAAACTAGTATTACCACCTCTACCAATAGACCAGCTATTAGTAGCAACACTAAGTGACCATAAAACCTCGTCGATGGCCATTGATGTTACAGTTTCTCCAGCTGCATTGGATGGATTTGTCCCACCGTTAAGATTTAAATAACCGGTGGCATCACTAATGATTGTAATGTCGCCGCGCTTTTGATTGACTGTCGTTCGTTGGGCCATTAGTTACCCCCCGTCTTTGACATAGCGAAATCTACCATCTTCATGAAACCGGGCAGCGTCTCAACCATCTTTTCCATTTTCTTTTTATTTGCGGAGTTAACTTTTTCATAGACCTGTGATATAGCACTAGCAGTATAGGCATCTACCATCTCTGTCTTACCATTAGAAAATTTTACACGCTTAGCTGAATGTTTCTTTGCTATTGCAATTACATCCTTCATTACCGCTTCTGAAACTTTAGAGCTTCCCTGCTTTACAGTACTTAGATCACCAACACGCTTACGAGCTGACTTACTAGTATCGGCACTCTTAGATCCATCAGGCGATGACTTTGGATCACTTGATCCTTGCTTTACAATTGGCTCACCTTTTTCACTGGCACCATCATGATCTTCTCCAGACTCACCCTTAGGTCCTTTACGAGAGCCATCAAACTGATCGTCCTTAGCAACAGGATGTTTCTTCTTGTCAATCTTATGCGACTTTTTAAAGTCCTCCTCACCCTTAGAACGAGGCTTGATATCCTTTACTTCATCATCATCATCTTTATCTTTTTTGTAATCAGCAGCTATCTCTGTTAGGTCGCGTAACTCTTTAATCGTTTTCATCGGCTATGTCCTCTACAGGCTCTGACTCTAATTCGTCGACTACTTCTTCTGGAGAATCGTCAAATATGTTTGTTGCAACCATCTTACGCTTTAGATCCAATGTATCTGCTACCTTATTATATAACGAGCCATGCACCTTGTC